TCTTGATTGTTCATTTTTTAATTCCACCCCTGCTAGTCCGAGGTGCGACTGATTAAGCGACTTGCTTCACCATGACTTTATTATGGTGCACTACGCACCATTAGTCAAATAAAAAAATAGAAATAATTGAAAAAAGTTTTGAGGGAAGTCTCGCTACTTCCTTTGGCGTTTTTGTGCTTCTGCGACCGCTAAACCGAGCATAAACCTGGCGATGGTTTCGCCAGGCTTAAGATTGCGCACAATTAGCGACTTTTCTCTGGACTTGCATTGGATGCGGATTGTTGTTTCTTTGTCTTGATTGTTCATGATTTAACACCAACATTCAAACTGTTAACCCGGCAAAGCGCCTCAGCAGGTATTAGCGCTGTGCAAGCTTCTTTTTCTGTCGGCAAAAAATCATTAAAAATATGAGTGATTTCTTTTAGTTTTTTAACCGTTCTGACGCTTTGCAGAACCGCGCTTAGATCGTTCGCTATCAACTCGGCTTCGTCAAAAAGCTGCTTAACTTGCCTGCTTAGTGACTGAGTTTTTTTGCAGTTTAAATTAACTCGACTATTCCACAGGCTGTTATTATGTACATCAAAATCCAATTTTAAACTGTAGTCAATAATAAAGATTGGGTACGCGTTTCGATATCGCGCAACAATTGGATCAAATTTGATTGAGCCAGCGATAACGAGGTTGCTATTCATCTCTACCAATCTTGTAATTCTTAAAAAATCACCTGGACTTCCACGGTCACCCAATGCAGCCTTTAAAATCTCAACTGTCTCAGTTGACGGCAACCCCTTAGCAGTCTCGGTTAACTGCTCTTTAATTTTAGACTGTAGATCGTCAACTTTACCTTGATACTGATTTTTTATCACCGACCTGATCAGCTGCGTTCTTAATGTGTTTGTTAAGTTCATGTTTATTTCCTTAGTTTAGGCCGCGCCCTTGCGGCCTTTAATTTTTTAATAACTAACCGGTTTCCCGATAATTACTCGGCAGTACCAAAGGCTTCGTCAAGAGCTTGGTTCACATTTGCGGCGTGGTCTTCCAGATCAGCATAACCAGCGGCATCAACAACATCATATACAGTGTCATGCCCATGCTCACGAACTAAGTCCAAGATACGATATTCCAAGGCTTGATTGTCATTGACTGCAGTATTCCACCAATCAAAAGTATCTTGGTCGCAAACATAAGCATCACGATCTTCGTCCCATTCGAACTGTCCGTCGAATGCACCTTCGTTGCCGACGAAGTCAGCGATATAGTCAACCCCAGATTTAGGATCGATGATTGAAAGGGTTTCAACTGCTGAAGTTTCTTTGATGATGATTTTCGTGTTTATTTCCTCTTTTCCCAGGTTCCGCCTGGTCGGCTATGTCTCGTTGACATAGTTTAAATATACCATCGATTAGCCGTTTCACTACTCCGACCAGTTTGGTTTTTGAAGAATCACAAAAAGAAGATGCAGCATGAACACTAATGGAGAGAATAAAGCTGGTGGAATCTTGCAGGAAAGCACCAGCTTTATTTTGGAAAGAAAAATTTTTAATAAAAATTTTTCACTCAATAACATTAACTCAACTTACCCAATTATGGGCAGTCATGATTATAGCTCAGATACGCTAAAAAGCGAGCTTATGTTTTTCTTTTTTCCTGACTCATTAGCCGCAAACCATTCACCATCAAACTTCTGGCGGTTGGCTCCGGTACGTGACATATTGCGCTGCACAGGCTCGTCGTCAATGTGCGTTATCTGCAAAACCTCAACGCGCTTTTCGCTCAGCTTTTTAGCGGTGCCTTTCATGTAAACAGATCGCCATCCTGCTGGAGTGCTAACGCTTGCTTTGTATTCGATGTTTAAGGTAGTCATAATTATTTCCTCTAGTTCCCAGTTCCGCTGAGTCGGTCATGTCTTGCTGACATAGTTTAAATATACCATCGATTAGCCGTTTAACAACTCCGACCAGTTGCCCCTTTTTTAATGCTGCCGAAAATTATGGCATCATCCTGTAAGAGCCTGCGCTGAGCGTTTAACGTATACCCTTTATGGTTGGGTTACCAAGCGTCTTTTCGGCTCACCACGAAGCGTACAGCTCCATTTTTAGCTATCATCAATCAACCACATTGACTAATTGCCGATTCAGGCAACAATAATCCATGGAAATCATAAATAGCGTTAAATAGTTGTTAACAACTATTTATAAAAAAATAAAACCCCTTATAAAACATATACTTAAAATATATATAGATAGATATAATAATAGCTTATACATTGTATTTTATTTTTACTTCAAAAAAGTGTCCGTGAGAGTGTTTACTAGTATGTAGTTTTATACGTTTATAAGGGTATTTTTAGGTGTATTTTTATGTGTATCTACCGCTATCTTACTATTTTGACTATTTATCCCTACAGCCCTTTAAAAATAAGGGTTTCAGCATAGCGGTATGCGTTGCTATCTTTGCTATCTATAAACCAAAACCAAAAAAAAGCCGCTAAAAAGCGGCTATTGATTATTTTTCGTACTATTTTTTGGTATACCTCAATATACGCTTTTTCGTGCGTTTGTGGGTGTCCTCAACCTCAATTATAAGTTTTCGTGATACAAGCTCATTCACAACTTTTATAACATCATCTTTTTTGTGCGGCCTGCATCGGTTGGTTATTATGCCAATGGTTTCACCCGTTTCGCTGTTTGACAGCAAATCCTGAATTTTGATTGCAATTGAGTCCGCACCTTCTTGGACATTAGACATAGCCAGGCGCATTTTCCTATCGGCATCAGACTTGGCAAGCGCATAAGCCCAGTTGACATGCTCAATGGTGCGCAAGCCTTCATCCATGGCTAAAATAAAAGATACTTTTGCACATATCTCATATCCTCTGCGCGGGATGGCTTCCAAGCCGTAATCCTTTGCATCCTCTGCCATTTGCCAAAATTCCTGCAATATTTCATCCAGTCTTGATTCCGCGTCGCTTTCGGTTTGTATGCCGATTTTATCTGAGTAGTTTTCAATCCTGCCGCCAAAAGCGCCGGTATCGCCCATTGAATACAGCACAGATAAGCGAGCGGCCAGATTACTTGGCAACGGCTCCCTTGATGGCTTTTGTGGCTTAGGGTTTGTCTCAGGCTCATCAAACAGCATGGCTCTCGATAAAAATCCGTTGGTTGATACCTCAAAATCCACCAGCTTGTTAAAGGTCACCGGCGTGGTGTAACCAATCATTGATAAAAAGGGTGCCTCAATGCCGTTGCTTATGTTGTCCAGAGCTTTGGTTATTTGGTTGGCCCTGGCCTGTATTGCGCCTGTTTTATCCTCGTTTTCATCAATTGCCTTACTGCAGGCGGCCAGCTCGTTTTTAAGCTCAGCTTTTAGCGACTCTTTTACGTCACCGCTGACCGGCAAAAATGAGTCTGCCTTGCTGTATGCCGACATCATTAGACCAATGACACCATCCAAATAACTGGCATTTTTACTGTTGATGATCTTGTTTAGCACGATCCCAAGCTCGTCAATGCTGTAAAACGCGGATTGGTGCCGAGTTAAGTTGCGGATTATTTCCTGCTCCGACTTGATCGCCCCGTGAACAGCGTCAATCATGCCCGCTGCTCGCATACACTCTAAAAAACATTGCTGAATATGCTCTTTGCCCGTTGATGATCCCGCTATGCAAAAATTAAACATATTAGCGGTCATGCCGTCGCGTCCATCGATGTAGCGCAGGCCGCCGATATTACCGACGGCCATTAATGCCGCTGATACTGCCAGGTTTTCACGCTTATACCTGCTGGTCCTATTGATCCACTCGCAAATCTCACCAACCAAACCTGGCGGCCTTTTTAAATCAACAATGGCTGGCTCGGATGACGCATTATGCTCATACTCAAACATGACAGGTTGCTGGTAGCCGTTTTGCTCAGCGTAATGAATAAGCGTCCCATACTGCACGGGCGTTTGGGACTTACCGAATGAGTGCCAGTGTCTTTGTATTTGGTCAAAACCAGGGTATTTACTACCCTTAGCGCTCCACTCGTCCCAAATGTGGAGCCCGTCTCCATTAAATGTATGGTGGATAGCCATTCCGCACCTGATCCAAGTATCATAATCCGCGTCAGGCGGGATATGGGATAAAACGTCTGTGGCTTGTTTAACGTCAACATCAACAACGCCAAGGGTTGTTTTTGCGCGGTATATGTTGGGCTTTTTGAGTAGCGCTATAAGTTCGGATGGCGGCGCTGATATTTTTTCCGGTGAACCGTGTAACTCATCATAATAGTTGCCGCTTTTGTGTAACGATCCTGGGCCAACAACAAAGCCGGTTGACTTAAAATCAAGCCCCGGGTATTCATTTTTGTGCTGACAAAGCGCTTCGCCATTGTGCTTAAAGTAAAGGTGCATTGATCCTTGGCCGCTACCCGTTGAGACCGCAAGCCCTGACTCGCCAAGCAAATCAACTTTTATATCCTTACACAGCCTTTTAAATGATTCTACGCCACCGTTTCGCGCATCAACGTCAACCACCAGTAAGCCATCCACTAAAACGCCGTAGCCGGTTGCAAACTGCCCTAACTCCTCCATTGTTTCTAACTGATCATCCGACCAATGCGGTGAGTGCTGCCAATTGCTACTCCTTGGATGCTTGTACGCCGCCTTGCAATCCTTATCGCCGCATTCGCAAAAACCGCTACTATCCGCGCCGTACAGCCCAAAAATTTTATAACCTGATTCAATAAAATCGTATTGATTCATACGCGCCACTCTATCACGTCAGGCCGTAAATTCTGCTTTTTAAAAAGCCCATTGGTTAGTTCGTCAACTTTTGCCGCGCAAGTTGCACTAATTCGCCCGCGGCTAACCCACTGGTAGACGGTTTGACGTGTGACGCCAAGCTCTGATGCCAGCCTGGATTTACTCCCGACCCAGTCAATCAGTAAATCAAGCTGATCCGCTTGCTGCTGTTTTATCTCTTGATCGCTTTTCACTTTTTACCTTTTTTTGTTTACATTGTTGTTGACAATCATATTGTCATTGGTCTAAATTTGCAACCGTAGAAAGAGAGAGGAGGGCAATAATGTCAATACTATCTACAATTGCAAAACCCGCTGACCGTTCGGTCATTGTTACAATTTGCGGCGACTCAGGATTGGGCAAAACCAGCCTGGCTGCAACATTCCCAAAACCCGTTGTTATTCGAGCGGAGGATGGGCTTCAGTCAATACCGGTTGATT